GCGACGAGGACGCCGCTTGCGTGATGGGTAGCCCTGAAGTCTCCAAACGAGACGACAGGGAAAGTAATGGTCTCCAAACGAGACCATATGTACCGCTTGTCTAGTGCGCAGCCCGTTGACTGCGCCGACAAGTCTAGCCTTGTCGTGCCTCCACACTGGCCATGTGCCGCCTTACCGCCCAGTCCTCGCCGCTCCGGACACTCGTCCGCCGCAGTGCCAACCCACTCGGGCTGGTCCGCTCAGAGCTTCGAAACGAGACACATTCGGGTCTGCGTTTTTCGCCAGTGTTGTGTTGTTTTCAATGAACCGCCGACGTTACCGCCGACACCTTACCCTCGTTTGGCGCGTTTTTGCTCGGTCGCCGCTAGGTGACGGAGGGTGACATACGCGTTTTCCCTTAGATAGTCCGCATGCGCGATCTAGTCCGCGTGTACGCGCGTTTTGGTCCGCGTGCGCGCGAGCGTGCGGGGGGGGTAGAGCGGGGTTCGAGGGGGTGATCGTATGGGATATAGGGTACCCCCCTTCTCAACTCTCTTGGATTTCCATAGGTTGACCCACCCCATCAACTCTCTGGGAATTCCACAGTGTGCTAGGGCTTCCTTCCACCACCACCATTCCCAGATTCGGGTGGACGGTTAGGGGATTCACCTATCACCGCTCACGACACAGCTTATTGGGCTAGGGGGCACCTCCTGAGTCTGCTAGGGCAGACTCATTGCTAACCACAGGCCACTCACTTATTCAGCAGGAGCAGCTGGGGGATACATAAGGGGATTCCTTGTACCCCTGTCAAGCACTAGTCCTGTTACACAGAATAGTAGAATAGTAGGAATGGTAGGGGTGTATGGCGGTTGTGACTCAGTGTTGAAGGGGATGGCTGGGATGGGAGGGTCTGGCTGTGCTGCCAAGGAAGGTCAAGGTGGTGGAGAAGAAGCTGGGGCGGGAGAATGCCTATGGCTTGGCTTGGCATGGGGACAACGTGGTGGAGATCGATCCAAGGCAGAGCGAGGAGGAAAGGCTGGATACCTTGATCCATGAGCTCTTGCATCTGATGGAGCCGGAATGGGAGGAGCAGAAGGTGGAGGCCTATGCGGCGTTTCTGGCCTCTCTGGTGTGGCAGCAGGGGTATCGCAGGGTCAGGGAATGAAAAGGCCCCCAGGAGTCTCCCAGGGGCCTTGGCGCTTACTTCTTGGCTGCGCTCTTCTTGGTACCTTTCTTCTTCTTCATATGCTCACCTCCCTTCCGTCTCTTTCTGGATCGCTCTGAGGTCCGCGAACCAGCGTCGGATCAAAGCCTCATTGGGGCTCTTCAGGACCAGTCCCTGAGCCTCCTCACAGAGCGTGAGCAGGACCCTGTTCTGGATCTGGGTTGTCTGAAGCTTGTCCCTTAGGGATTGGATGGTTCTGCCCGCGTTGGTGATCTCCTGCTCCAGAGTTCTGGCGAACTTGGCTGTGACGAACTCCTCGCCATCGTCTGGGTTGAATCCGAAGAAGACCGCCTTGGAGTCGGTTCTGGGGGTTTCACTGCGCTGCTCACTACACTGGGGCTGTGTATCGTTCATTCTAGGTTTATGGTCTGCTTGATGGCGATCTCGATGGCGTCTCTCAGATGCGGCCACTCCTCTGTGTTGAAGCCGATCTTGCCATCCTTGTCCTCCACCTCAATGTACTCGCCGCCGCCCTCGTCCACGATCCTGATGGTGTAGCTCATTTCACTGAATGTAGGTTCGCCCTCTGGCGACACGCACCACGCTATGGGTCTGAGTTTCATTGGGTTTGTGTAACAAATACTTACCGGTTTTTGTTACTGGCCTCCTCCTCAGCAATTCCACACATAATCGTCAGCATCTCAGCAGCAACTTTCCCATCCGATCCGTCAGCAAAGAACCGATTGGATGCTCGGTTGATGGCGGACTCAAGCCGCTTGATGCGTTGCCTCAGAGCGAGGTTTTCCTCATCGAGTAACTGTTGCTGGCGGATGATGGAATTCGCTGCGTTGAGTTCGCGTTCTAGCTCTTGGGCAAACTGCCTGAAAACGATTCCCATGCCGATGTGGGCGGCGTCAGTCCTAGGAGTGTCGCTCATGGCTTGGCCTCCCTCGCTTCATCCAGAATCGTCAGCATGTTGACAGCAATCCGACCATCTGTGCCGTCCTCAAAGAATTTGTATCCAGCCCTTTTGATGATGTCCTCCAGCCGCTTGATGCGCTCCTTCAGCGCCTTGTTCTCATCGTAAAGCTGTTCGACTAGATCCACTTGGCTTGGCGTCTCGTCACTCATGGATTGATCTCCTTGTTCGCCGCGATGTCAGTGCCTAGTGTGTAGTGATCGGATAACGGCTTTTGAAGGCGACCCCACTCATCACTGCGTTCAAACCTCGACAGTTTGTCATTTAGGTCTCTAACAGCTCCGCACAGTATGTTGTGCTTTTCAATTGTGAGGATGATGTAGAACGTAAGTACCGCGCTGTAGACTGTGAGCAGTACGATTCCAGCCATGCAGTAGATCATGGCTTTACCTCCTTGACTCGTTGCCAGTCGATGAAGGTAAACGGATTGTGGTCCTGAGCCATCGCATCTCCAGCCTCCTCCAGCCGCTTGATGCGGTCGTTGGCTCTATCACGTTCTGCGGCAATGCGAGCAACATCGGAATTTGCTGCCTCTAGCAGATTGATGCGGTCCTGTAGTTGTCCGTTCTGTATCTCCAGACACGTCATCGAACGTGCCCACTGAGGCCGGAACGTATCCTCGTATGACGATCCGCAGCGATAGCTTTGGATTTGATTCTGCTCGCGGAAAAATGGTAGTCCGCAGTGGACACAGACCATTTTGGTGACGTCACCAATATGATCGCTCATCGTTCACTCCTTTCCCAAATTTCAGCGACCGCTGAAACAGTCGGTTTCAGTGAACCAACATGATCGCTCATTTAACCACTTTCCTGTAGCGGGATACGGTGCTGTTCGCGATGCGGAACGTCTTGGCCAGATGCGCTGAGCTGATCGAGTGTGGCGTCTCCGCAATCTGCTTCTGGATGTCCAGCGGGATCCTCGGGCGTCCCAGCTTGGTCGAACGCTTCACGTTCAGCTGACGCTCCATCTCCCTGCAGAGATTGATGAGGTCTTTGGATGCCAGCTCGACGCCTAGGATGTTGATGACCAGCGCGTCCGTCTTGGGTGTGTCGCTCATGCGTTGTCTCTCTTGATGTTGTTTGGTCCGTATATGTGGAGGAAGTAGCCCTTGCCTCCGAAAGCCTCTGCGTTGTGCTCGACCACGAATCGTCTCTGGCCTGCGCTGGTGTTAAACACCGCAAGCACAGTGCCCTTCATCGTGTAGTCCCCTGTGTACTTGATGACCTTGTCGCCGACCTGAATCGGATCGTAGAGTCCGGCCTCTTCCACCTGTCTGGTTAGTTCACTGATCGATGACATCGTCTTTGTCTGTTATGAGGAAGCAGGGAGTTCCTTCGCCAACGTAGGACCCCAGCTGGTTGTAGTGGTACCACTCGATCGCGTCTTCGCGATTCCCGAACTCCTTGGTGAGCTTTGCCAGCACCTTCTCCTTGTCGTAGCAGAGGACCGGATTCATGCCGAAGCGCTCTACGTATCCCACGATGCAGTCGTCGTAGCCGTCCATCCGCATGACAGCTCCTTCAGACGCGCTCTGATCCTCCGGATATGTATCTCCGACTCCGCCAGCCTTTGCCTTAGGGACTCGTTTTCCTCCAGCACTCTTGCCAGTTCGAGTCTTGCGCGCTTTAGCTGGTGATACAGGTCGACGTGATAGTTTATTCCGCACTGAAGGCATAGTCCCTCTTCGTTCCAGTTGTGTTCGTTGCAAAACATCCGTTCGGCCAGGCCCTTGGTTTCACACTCTCGCAGCCATTAATTATGTGAAGCCACCTAGGAGGGGGAAGGAACTAACCGAACGGTCACCCACCACTCAGTGGGCTAAAAGTGTTTCATCACTGAGACAGCAATCGATTCACCGTCTCAGTCGTCAGGCGCAGCTCCCTCACGATCTCGCGAGTGGTCATCCCATGCTGGTGGAGTTTACGCACCAGAGCCGCTGTGTCATCGGGTTTGACGATGTGCTTCAAAGATTTCTGTGGCTTCGCTGGCTGTTCCAGCTTTGCACCAGTAAGTGCAGCCACCTGCTCCCTAGAGAGTCCAATGCGCTTCAGCGGGTCCACTTGGCTGCTCCTTTCCTTGGCTGCACCGACATCGAGTCCATCTCCACATTTCCAACACACGCCCTGAGGACGAACCCGCTCTGCGCCCTGAATGGATGCACGTACAACATGCTGTTGGTGGTGGGCTCAGTCTCGTCGGTCGTGTAGTAGATCTTCGATCCTGCGCGTGCTGGAGTCAGTGTCACCAGACTTCCATCGATGCGAACACTGATGAGCGGCTTGTACGAGACCACCTCGGAGCGCGTCTCGATGGTCTTGGCTCCATAGGTGGCGGCGGCCTTGTAGACACCCGCGTCTCCCTCGAGCATGTATTGGATGTAATACATGCTGTTGGTGGCTCCAGGAATGGCCTGACCATCCTTGTACCACTGGTAGGCGCTTGGACGGTTGGCAACCGCACGAAGCCGATACGAGTCGCCCTCCACCAGAGTGACGCTCCTCGGGTTCGTGACGAACGTGAACCATAGCATTCCCCAGACCCACGTGATCATTTGACCCTCCGCCTCATTTGGCTGCGCGCTGAGTGGTACTTTCTGTTGTACTCCTTGATCTTCTTCCACCGTTCTGGAGATGCCCACTTCTCGCGAATGCCGTACTTGGTCTTCTCGTAGTTGACGAAGTAGAAGCCATCCGACCTGCGGTCTCCAGCAGTTCTGATCACATTCGATTTCACGTGGTGCTCCCGTATGCGATGTTCCTGAGCGCGTCGATCGGTTGATGCCACGCAGTGGTTCCAGAAGTAGAGCTCACCGTAACAGATGGATTGCTGGTGAACTTCAGCTCCTTGATCTCAATGTTCTTTGCTGCCAGCTCAAGCGCCTGCCTGCTGTTCTGCACCTCGAGATCCCTGACCACGCGCTCCAGATGCCGCACCTTGGCGTCACCGCCCTTCAGTCGGAACAGCACGTCGTCCGCAGTCTTCACCTGCTCCAGTTCCGCGACGAGCTCCTTGAACGCCTTGGACAGATGCTCGTCCGCAACCTGCTCACCCTTGTAGAAGATGCCCTCTTCGGTGAGCTCCATTACGGTGCGCCCATTGATCTTGAAGCGGAATTGCCCGCCCTCTCCAGTGTCAGTCTCCATCTTCATCGTCTTCCTCTCCGCTGCGTTCGATCATCACGTCGCACTTGGCGTGCTGCTCTGTCCTGATCACGAAGTCCTTCACCTGTCCGTATCGCGTGAGCCAGTTTCCGACCCCAGCGCTCACGTTGACCGTTCCACCATCGGAGCTTGGATCGTGGACGGTGGCGAAGATGTGGATGGTGTCGAAGTGCTCTCCAAGAGAGTCGACCGCCTTCGTCACGATGTCCCTGTAGTCAGACTCAAGCATTGGGCACATCCTTTCGGCGACGACCAGTGATGATCATGTTCGCGTGGGACCGGCTGCACTTGTACTTCTCGGAGATCTCGACGTAGCTCATGCCAGCGGCCTTGTCCTTCTTCATCGAGAGGATCTGCTTGTCGGAGATCTTCACAGGCCAGCCGCCCTTCTTGCGTCCCTCATAGGGAGACTTGAGCTTGATGCCAAGATGCTTGTCTGCGACCTCGATGATCTCCTTCGCAGTGCAGCGTCTGGCGCGCACGATCTGGCTGATGGTGAGGCCGTCCTTGATGTCCTTGATGATGCCTTTGAGTATTGTAGGAAGCATGTTCGTGTAGAGGTGTATTACACCCAGCGACAAAGTCAAAACTGAACTTCAACTGTTTTTACGACGATCCGTTCCGCGCCCTTCATGTCGACGTAGGATCTGGACTCCTTCCTGAAGGTGGAGCTGGTGTGGTTGATCAGGGCCATCTCGCCTCTGGTCTTGAAGTTGGAGACGACGATGGGTCGGAAGTCGCTCTTGTTCCCAGCGTCGAACACCTTCTTCAGGAAGGCCACCCCGCTTGGGACGCAGTAGATCAACATCCAGTGCGGCACCATCAGCTTGATGACGTTCGCGTACGAGCTCTGCAGCTTGTCGAAGCTCACCATCGCTTCCATGTCATACTTCACGCAGAACGCATCCTCGGTCATGTTGCGCGACTTGATCTCGAGAGTTCCGAAGATCTCCTTGGTGGCCTTGTCGATCATCACAGCATCGACGCGACTGGGTTGGTCGTCTGGGAATCCGAAGATCCTGACGAAGATCTTTCCATCGATCGCATGCCTCTCGACCGCAGCGCAAGCTTCCCAGCCATGCTTGATGAAGGCCTTTCCGCTCTGCGTTGTGGCTCCCATCTGCATCAGTTGAGAGCAGGGTCTTGGACCAGCGAGACGACCAGCTGACCTGAGTCCACCTCAGCGATCAGCCTCATGTTTGCAGATCCCTTCACGAGATCCCTGAGGCTCATCACCGAGACAGACATCGATCCGCCATTCTCGAGAATGATCGCAGACAGGATGGTCGTGAACATCGGAGACTTTGGATCGTCCGTCTTGGTCAACACGTCCTCCCACTGCAGCGGTTCGCTCATGGCCAGCTCGGGTAGTAGACGACGCCGTCTCCTTTGTAGTCGACCACCTCGACCGCGTTGACGCGATCCAGCTTGCAGACGTGCTCGGCGAGCTTGTCCTGAGGCAGCTGGCTGTTCGAGATGATGGCCAGAGTCACGTCGTTGTTCTCGTACACCGACTTGAGCTTTGTCTCTTCACGCCAGACACGCACCACTCTCCCGCCGCTAAGCGAGACCCTTGTCATCGATTCAATTATCTTTCCCATAGAAGAATTGCAGTTGTCCGCAGGCTACGTCGTATGCCGCCGCAAGGCTGAGCTTCTCTACCTTCCGCCTGTGCTTCGGCCGGAAGTGGATCGTCCCGTCCTTGAACCATACCCTGACTTGGTCTTGGCCGATCGTGATGTAGGCAAGCTGCTTTGAGGCTCTTCGCCGAGGAGCATCAGTCTTGCCCACTGGCTTCGGTTCAGGCCCTGTGATGAAGCTTGGTTGTCGATCTGGCGCATCTGCTTTTGTGATACCCATAGCGCTAGCAATGTCCTTCCTTCAGCCCTGGCGTTTGACATTCCCTAGGTGTTATACACCTAGCCTTGTTGATCAACGTTCATGTGCCGAAAAGTCTTCAGTCTGCCGGATCAAACCTTGAGAAGAACTCGGTCTTCCTGCGGACGTAGTGCTTCCCATTGCGTTGGTAGATGACGACCTTCTCCTTTATCTCTCCGACGCGATACTCCGCTTCGCAGATGTAGTCGACGATGGTCTCAGGAGAGAGGCGGTTCTTGTACTTCTTCATTTGATGAGGCGATGGCATCCGTTCTTCTTTGCGAACTCCAACAGGCAGCAGATGCACCAGCGCCCATCAAGGTCATGCTTTGCCATCAGAAGTCCACCAACGTTGATCGCAGGCGGTTCGTCCCCATGAACGGGACAGGACTCGACCGGCTTGTCCCCATGAAGTGCTTGATTCAGTTCTTCCTTTGAAACTATTTCGCTCATGTGTGGAATGGGTGTAAAACACCTTTGCGATTACGTCAACACACTATAGCCGAAAACTGCGCGCTTGAGGTCCGGAGGTGTGAAGGACGGGCTCTTGATGAGCTTCATGTTCTGCGCGTTGACCCTGAAGCAGCGATCGGTGCGACCCTTCAGGCGCGTGATCATCCAGTTGTTCTGGGATGCCTTCTCAAGGCTTCCAGATACCTCCTCGTCGGTCCACAGCTTGGTATCATTAGAGTCGCACACCGCATCGAGCGCCTCATAGAAGGAGAACCCAATGGAGTCGGAGATCTTCACCAAGCTCAGCAGCGCGCCCTCCACGCGCCGGACTGTGTCGTAGGACGGCCCTTTCGCCAGCTCGAACAGGTCGATGTTCACAGCGGTCTCGGCTGAGGCAAAGCTGCTGAATGATGGGAGCACACCCAGAGTGGTTCCGATGGTCAGTCCGCTGGCGTTCAGTAGCCCAAGGAGCGTGAATGCCACATCGCCGACATCATCTGCCAGATCGATGCGCAGGTTCTCGATGCGCTTGGCGGATTCGATGAGCGACTCCGCAGAGGCTGGAGTCCTGAGCAGCAGCGACTGCGTGTTCTCTGCCAGAGCCTTCGAGTAGTCGATGGAGTGGGGCAGGTACTCGTCGAACCACTCGCTGTTCACGTAGCTCATCTGCTTGTCGTAGAAGGCCGGATCGCGTTGGTTGGCGATTGTGGTTACAGGCTGTCCGGCAACATCACGCTGCCACTCGAACACCCGACGCTGATAGTGCTGCAGTCTCTTCATGGTACTTCCTTGAGTTCTGGATTGTCGTCGAAGCGGCAGAACGGTCCCTCATACCAGAGGCCAACCGAACCGCATTCGCCGTCTCTTTGCTTGGCGACGAGGAGCTGAGCCTCGCCACGAGATTCTTCTCTGTTTCGTGTCAGAAGACAGACCGTATCGGCATCGCGCTCGATCTGTCCAGAGTCCGCAAGATCGGAGAGTCTGGGCGTCCTGCCCTTCTCCTTCTCGCTCTCACGATTCAGCTGGGCCAATGCCACCACCGATACCCCGCACGAGTCCGCGATCGCCTTGAGCTTGGAGGACACCTCAGCCACCTCGTAGGTCCGCTTCTCGTGACGCTTGGTTGGCAGCACCTTCTGCAGGTAGTCGACGAAGACCACCTTGACCCCATGCTTCCTCACAGCCCTTCGGATCTCAGCCCCAACCTGAGCCGATGTCATTCCTGACACAGCATTGCAGTAGTAGAGCGGAGCAGCTCCGATCTTGCTGTTGGCCGAGAAGACCCGCTGGTACTCGTTCGGGTTGAGGTTGCCACGCTTGAGCGTCCCCATCGAGACCGATGCCACAGAGGCCATAATGCGGCGCGCTATGGACGCCTCGGACATCTCGCAGGTCACGAAGAGCGTCGGAACCTTCGCTCCAATGCAGATCGAGCAGACCATCGAGGTGGCCAGTGCGGTCTTGCCGATCGAAGGTCTGGCAGCGACGAGGAACATCTCTCCTGGCTGCAGCCCATCGGTCATCCGGTCCAGCTTCCGGTAACCTGTGGAGATTCCAGAGATGTCCCCATTGCGCTTGGAACGCTCCTGAAGGTCGTCGATGAGCTCCAGCATGACCGCCTTCGACCCCTTCAGATTGCTCTGTGAATGATCACAGTTGATCAATCCAGCCTCCATCTCCGAGATAGCCTCCTCGACCGGCTTGGACGGGTTGGTCGAATCGGCCGAAAGCTTCATGCCGATCTCCCTGATCCTGCGTCGTCGGAAGGCTTCCCTGACTCCAGTGGCGTGGAATTCGAGGCTGGAGGCGCTAGGACAGGCGTCGATGGCCTTGGATAGGGCTTCTGTAGGGACGGGCTTCTTCGGATGAATGGCGG